ACTACTCCAACCTGCAGAGGCGTGTGGGGCACTATTTGTTTGGGATACGCAGTGGGTTTTCCGAAGATCAGGAGAATGACATCAATGATTGCTTGCATGATGGACTGCGACGGGTTTACGCAGCGCATGACTGGTCGTTTCTGCACCCTATAGCAGACGTGATTACGACAGCGCCATACGCGACAGGCACGATAACGATAGCGGCAGGAGTGGTAACGCTCACCGGTGGCACGTTTCCAACCTGGGCAGACGATGGTGTTCTGAAGGTAAACAACCGGTATTACTCAGTAGCCAGTCGTGGCAGCGCGACGCAAATTACACTCGATTCAACGGCTTTAACCGTAGCCACGGCATCTAGTTATCAGCTAGCCAGACCGGAAGTGCCACTGGACGATGCGTTTGACTCAGTGACAAACGATAGCGACCTGACCTACTATCCAAGTCCTGACTGCTGGTATCCTCCGGTGAAGTGGCGACATGACTCGACGATTCGCCATCTCGAGGGAAATAATCCAGAGTTTAATCGTCCAGTGTTCTATTCGGTCAGAACAGTAAGGTTTGATCCAACGGTCGGTAGCCGCAAGGTGCTAGTGCTGTATCCGGTTCCAGATCAGGCTTACACGCTTAGGGTGCCAATGTATTTGCGACCGGTGCTGATGGACGAAGTGAACCTCTATGCGATCGGTGGAGAGGTGCTAAGTCAAGTAATCCTGGAAGCTTGTTTGGCGTCCGCAGAACACAATTTCGAAGAGAGAGAACACGTCCATGAAAAACGATTCATGGAACTGATTGGACTGGCGATTCGCGATGACCAAGAGCGTTCAAGTCCGACAAGTTTAGGTCCAGACATTGGCGACCGTGGACGATTTGGAGTGGTTGATTATGAGTACCGACTGCGAGAGCAAAGACTAGGATCCGTTTCTATCGGCGGCATCACACAATAACGGCAATTATTAAAGACGAGACAATATCATGTTTTCATCAGCCAGTTCACCGATTGTCACAGATGCCAGCGGCAATGCGACTGTTTATCTCACGCCTGGAATCAACAGGGGACTTAATGGCTTTTTAGTAGCCATCAAGTACACGCCTGGAACGATTGCCACTGGAGCGGATTTGACGATTACCGGCAATAGTAGCGGTATTCCAATCCTGACAAAAGCAGACGCTGGAACCAGTCCAGTGTTCTACTATCCGCGTGCGCTGAACAATGCAGTGGCAGACGGTGCAGCGGCTTCGTCTGGAACAGAGCTAGTCCCGATCAAGGACGAAAGTATCAAAGTCGTTGTTGCTAACGGTGGCAACGGCGGGGTGGGTTCGATTGAAGCCATCTTGATAACCCATTCACCGTATTAGTGTTTCTCCGTTAGGACTCGGGAAGTCCCCGAACCATTTTTTGAAAGGATCGTTGCCATGTCGGCACACAGAGTTTTGAGAGATTTGTTAGCGGCATTTAGTGATGTTGGTCCAGGTCGTGTTGCAGTAACAGCCACGTCGACTGGAGTAGCGCTGGAGGAAAATAAGTTGGTGCAGTTCGTCGTCCCGACATGGGGCGCGGCGGACAACATCATCATTCTTCCCAGTGCTCAACCAGGAAAGATTGTCATCATCGCTGGTGCTGCTACCGGTGGTGAACTGCGAACGAGTGCTCCATCCACAATTGCCATCAATGGTGGCAGCGGCGCCAATGCGGAGTCGGCTATTGCTGCGGGAAAAATGGTAGTAGCTATCTGTGAAAGCTCCACATCTTGGAAAGCTCTCGGTATTGCTTCTGATGGAACCACGGCTGGCGTCGAGGCAGCAGCTTAACAAAGGCATGACGTGGCAACAAAGGAACTTGTTTTCCCAGCAGGCGTCGGTAGAGGTCTCTCTTTCAGGCAGGAAGTAGGGAAACGGGAGCGGTACACCTCGCCGTGGAGCCTTAACTGTCGCACAGAGGACTTCCGCTCAAGATTGCGCGGAGGTTCTTGGACACCACCAGCTGCCGCCACGACAGTTGGTGTGGTTCACAGCGGTGGTTACGTGGTTGCAGATCCCGGTTCCGCGCCGGGCAGCAGCAGCAACGCCGACTGCATTTATCGCGATCGGTTCATGCGACCTGTCAGTCAGGCAATCTGGGCTAGCCGCCAGGGTGCTTACACCAATTGGGCTATGTCATACGACATAAGCGATCGAACGCGACCATTCGTTATTCAATTGTCTGAGGCTGGAGAATTGGGTGGTAACGTTACCGCCATGATTCCACACAAAGACGCTTATCTGTTGGCGGCTACTAGTAGTTCGCTGTGGGTAGTGCAAGGCGACCCAGCCTCCGATGGTGGACTGCAAAATATTTCCCGTGACGTGGGAATTGTCGGACCAAGGGCGTGGTGCCGTGATCACCTTGACCGATATTATTTCCTTTCGTCACAAGGGCTCTACACCTGTTCTGCAAGCGGCGATGGATTGCAGGGGCTGTCCGAAGACGTGATTCCTGAGCAGCTAACGGGAGTAACAGACGCAAACACGGTTCTCGAGTATGACCATGCCACGCGCGGAGTGAGGATTTACATTCCAACGGCAGCGGTCAATTGGCTGTTTGAGACAGAGCAGAATGCGTTCTGGCCGTTCAAGGTGGCGTACGCTAGTTCGCATGTTGCGCTAGGTCCAATACGACTCAACGACGGTGAAACCTACGGTAGATTGCTTCGGATACACGGTATCACAGCAGCAGGCTCGTCGGACGTAGTTTGGCGTGTTCTGGTCGCCGACACAGCGGAAGCGGTCAGCGTGAATGCCAAGGCGGCTATTGAAGCTCTGGTAGCTGGTAGCACGCCATCGAACGTTCACAGTATGGGGACGTGGACAGCTGGAGTTAATCATCGAAGTTATCCACGCGCTAGAGGCTTGTTCATGATCCTGCTACTGTCCTCGAGTGGAACCTGGGGATGGGAAGGCGCTGTTTGCTTTATGGAACCTAGTGGGAAGTGGAGATAACCTATGCCAGAACTACAAGAAATTCCAGAAGTACCACTACACGATCCAGGGCAGAGTCAGATCTTTCTGGATGATGTCCGCAATCCATTATTAGGCGTTTGGTACACCACGCAGACTGTCACCCAGGTTCCAGAGAACGTGATGGGCTGGCTTGTTGCGCAAGGCTACGAAATCACTGGTATTACCCAGGATACGTCGACCACTCCGCCAACCAATTACTTTGCGTTGACCAAGCAGGGGATGGATCACGTAGCGACTGTCGTTGAGCTGTGCAATAGTTACACGAAGGCAGCCAATGACGCGAAATTTTCTAACGAGGCTCGCTACAACGAGATAATACTGAACTGGTCGCAGATGATTCTGAGTACGCACGCTCAGTTCGATGCACAGACAGAGGAGCAGAATGCGCAAGCTGGACTGTATTTGACAGACCTCGACGACTACATGACCGCAATTGAAACGCTCATTGATGACAGTCAGACGCAGATTGTCATTGACGCAGCCGAGGCTAAGGTAGCCTTAGAGTATATAAACGGACGTTTGACAGAACTGGAGGAGAATGCGGCTGCCAGTGCCGTCACCATCACCGCATTGCTGGCTGGTCTGGGAACAAACGTCAACACTTACGTAGCGGAAATCGAAGCGATACTAGCGTTGCTCGATGCGGATTACGTGTCTGTTGAGGCAGACTTAGAAGCGATCAAGGTTAGCACTGGCACGCTCGTTGACGCATTCGCAGTGGATTATCAGGATGTGCTGGATCAGTTGACTAGCGACTACATTTCTCACCAAAGTGTAGCGAGTGGCTTGCTTGATGGTCTTGGTACGACGGAACTTGCCAGGATAAACGAAGAGTTTGCCTCGCAGCTTTCGGTGCAATTGCAGGCGTTGGTTTCAAGAGGGCTGTCTTCGAGTGCGATTGTGGTTGATGTCACAGAGCGCAATCACCGTGACCGCGACGAGCAGATTCAGCTACTAAACGACCGCTTGATGCGAGAAAAGTTAGGCAATCAGCACCAGTTGTATCAGCAGCAGTTCGGCATGCGAACACGAATGCTCGACGGAATAAGCCAGTTGCATGGTATTCGTCAGGAAGTGTTGAAGTATCAGGCATCGTTAATCAGCACCACGTACGAGTTGTTACAAAACATTCGCAATCGAATCCTGGCAGGACAACAAGCTATCTTGGCTGCCAGAGACGCCAATGTTCGACTAGGGATAGAAGTCAACTCGACTCTCTTGCAGCAGTTGCAAGGAGCGCTGACTGGCGTGCTAGGCGGCAAGGAGCGGTTCTCGACGCTACTGATGCAAAACGCGAGCACTCTAGTCGAACTGAAGCACAAGGTAATCATCGAAAAGATGGAAACTGCGGTCAAGCGGCTGGATGGCTGGAAGTCTGTGGCGGACGACAATCGCAGGTTGATGGCGTACCAGTTAGACACTCGCAACCAGCTTTTGATCGGATTGTACTCTTTTGTGGAAAGGCGCGAGGATGTCGGGCCTCAGTGGACCGACGGGGCAAGGGTGATCGCTGCTTTGGGGGACAGCGGTGGAGGCTGGATTTCCCCCTGATGTATAAATTACCGGTAACTAACTTTCAAAGGATAATTTACTATGGCTACAGTCCAAAACATAACTGGCGATGTTAGCATCTCGGGCT